TGGAAGAAACATTACACAAGATTGCTTGCTGACTTTGAAAGAGTATTTGTTTTTGCCGATGGAGACCAAGCAGGTACTGACTTTGCTCGCTCTCTGGCAAGAGAACTACCAGTTACCATCATTCAGATGCCCGATGGGGAAGATGTTAACTCTGCCTTCGTAAAGCACGGAGCCAACTACATAAAAGTGATGTTTCAACATTGAACCTAGACGATGACGATAATTACTGTGATGAATGTGGCGAAGCATTTGAAGACCACTTTGATATGGTTGACCATTACATAGATGATGATGATGAGTTCAATCCGATGTTAGTTTTGCCCAATGGATATAAATTAATGCTTGGTTCTTTACTTAGATTTTTAAATGAACACGCCGACAATCCAGGACAAATCAGACAAATAACACAATCGGTATATGTTACCCTTTATGCGGCGAACAAAGGCTTAGATGTAGTAACCGAGATGGTTGAGGAAATGGTAGTCAATTCGGAGATGCTTCGATTTGATGACAGCCTTGAGAAGTTACTAACAGAGGATACATCCGATGAAGAATTTGGAGAATGAAGAGATATGGTTGATAGTGAATCATCTAAAGAATCAGGGCTTCGTAATTACTACAGTGAAGGTGAGAGGCAATCACTTAGAGTTGACGTTGAGCATATCCCTTCTTTCTCAACAACAGTAAGGGATATAACAGTTGAACTTGGAACATTGCTCATCAAAAAACATTCTGATTACGGCTCCAAAAACATTTCACAATCACCAGGTGGTGCTCTTAATGGATTGCGAGTTCGTATGTGGGACAAACTGGCTCGCATTAATAACCTTGTTGATAAACAAAGAGAACCACACTACGAAAGTCTTGAAGACTCCTTCGTTGATATGGCGAACTACGCCATTATCGGATTGATGGTTCTAAGAAAACAATGGGACAATGAATGAAAGAACAAGAACTCTTTGATTGGATAAAGGCGTATCATTTTAAAGACCTTGAACGTTCACCTAATGAGTACGATGGCTTTGATTGTATGACAAAAGAGTTTAAATTATTTATAGAACTTAAGTCACGAAATACGCATTACGATACGCTCCTACTTGAAAAGAAAAAGTATGACTTCTTGGTTGATACTGCCAAAGATTTAGGTATGTATGCGTGGTATATAAACTCTACTCCTGCTGGTATCTATGGCTTTGCTTTGCGCCCAGACTTAGAACTTAAGTGGGAAGAAAAATGGTTGCCATCTACCACAGAATTTGTTAATAAATCTAAGATGACTAAGACTGTTACGTTTCTTAAGGTAGAAGATGGAGTTAAACTATTGTGACTCTTGGCTGGGAACGCATTGAACCTTGGGATTATATTGTAGATAGTGTAGCCCTTGAATACTTTAAGATGTTTAAGACTGTTGAGATACAAGATATAAGGCAATCACTTTATGAATGGTTCCTTGAACATCCTAAAAAACTTGATGAGTGGGAAGCAATCGGTAATAAGGACGCAAAGAATTTAATCTATCGTTCCCTTCGCAATCAGGCTTTAGATTATTGTCAGAGATGGAAGGCTAAGTCTTTAGGTTATGACATATCTGATTTATATTATTACGAACCAGAAGTTGTTGAAGCCTTATTAACTCCTGTCTTAAGAAGTGAGATTGGTGTGACACATAGACTTAACTTAGGCAGAACTGGTCGCCCCTCGGCTCCTGCTGAAGGCGGAAACTTACAGGCTATGATGGTTGAGATTGATTATATTTATTGGAAGTTATCTAAAGATGATAGAAAGATTTTATTCTACCGTCACGCTGAGTCATTAGACTTTAAAGAGATAGCCAACCTAATGTTGTTGGGTTCAGATGACGCTGCTCGTATGCGCCACAAGAGAGCAATTAAAAGATTAGTTCGTAAACTTGGTGGCTTTAAACCTTATCAAGACTATGACTTACCAGACAAGGAAGAAGAAACCGTAGTAGAAGAAGACGATAACCCAGTATCCTGAGTCCACATATCTTCTTGCTCGGCTGGGTCTACCCAAGTCTCCGCCAAGTACTCGTCCATATCTGCTTGTTCTAAAACTGTAGGTTGATAACTCATTTGTTGTCCGTCCTGTAGAATCCGCTACCCTTAAACTGAATTGATGGCACATTGTAGATTCTATCAGAGTTGTTACCACAAACACAAGCAACTTCATCATCTCGTTCATCTTGTTCACGTCTTAAGACTGTAAGACTTAGGCATTTGTTACATCTATACTCGTAAGTTGGCATTAGAATTCAATCCCTATCCAAAAGAATAAGAAGTCAATATCAAAATGATATTTGTCTAGGCTAAAGCCCAACGCTATCCGCCTAAAACTACAGCCAAAAGTTAAGTAGAATTTACCTAGTTTTATTTCTTTACCCATTAACTTTCTCCTTAATCTTCTTGACCTTTGGATTCCAACCAGAAGTCAAGTGGTCAATCTTGCTCTTGCTATAATCTACCTTTAATGATTCACGTCTAAATATTTCTAAGGCTTCTTCTTCTGTTTCTGTTTCAAATACTCCGCGTGAACGCACTCTTTCTATTGCTATTATTTCATACGTAGGCATTAATCTCTCCAGTCTATTTCGGTTGGTGCGGTAGCAAGTGCCCCACACATTTTACATTCTTGCTGTAAGTCATACCAACTCACAGTTCTATCTTCTTCGTCCCACATTACAACAACTTTCCACATTTTACTACCACATACACAGACTAAGAGTGGTTTCCCTCGTAAGTCCAGCATTAATACCACCCTAGTCTGTGATGTCTTAAGGCACGACAAGGAGTTCCGTACCTCTTTTGTATATATCTAAATGTTCTGAGCAACTGTATCTCAGGGTCTTTAGATGTTTCGTTTAACATCTGCCCTATCCCGAAAGCAGATGAAGTCTTGTTGTTTGCTAAATGGTCGTATCTACTTTCTTTTGTGAGAAGGGTATCAGCACACACCCATTCTTTGCCCGACCAACCCCAACCATACCTTGCCAGTTTCATAGCCAACACTTTGTTTGCTTTCTTCTGTTCCATAGTGGCGTGCTTTGGTATCGGCTTTGGGTTATGCGGGGATAGAATCGGGGTCGCTGTCACTACCGCCAACAGTATCCCTAAGATTACGGCTTTCTTTTTCATTAAACTTCCGCTCTCTCTCTAAGATTCTTAAGTATTCTTCTTGTCCCTCTGTCGGTACTCGCCTTCCTCTTACAATTAATCGCACATTGGTTTGAAACTTTCTTTCATTCCTTACTACTAACCTGTATGAATTTTGTTTTCCAACCAGCATTATCCGTTCACTTGCCAGCAGTCCACCTCGCACACCCCAAGGTAAGTTCTCTTCCAGTAGCCCTTCTTCTAGGCAGAGATGTTTTACAGGGCAGTCGTTACAGATAGATATTGCTTCGGCTGCCCTGTACGCTTCGTATACTTTCTCGTCATAACTTTTGTTCTGTACTTCATACCACCATCTGTTCGCGTCTATCGTCCCCGCGCATAGTCCCTGCCTGTGCCACTCTGGTGCGTGCTCTAAACTCACTTGCTTCCCTCGCTTTTTCTTTATAGAAGTGGCATAACATAGTGTCTTTTTCAATGAGGAAATTACTAGGTTCTGGTTTAATCATCTCTAACAATGCGTTCTTATGATGGAGCATAGCCCTTGCCATAAGATATTCAGGTGTTGGATTCGACATTGGTTACCTCCGCTATATCTATCGCTCGTCCATCTATTATATCTTTCCACTTCTGTTCAACACCCACAGAGTTTTGATATAGCCATTCATCTTTCTGTCTTAAGTCTAAACTATCCCAACCTGCGGGTAGTTCCTTGTCGCTCGGTATCTGAAAGAGGGTTGATTCCATTCCAGATATAGAGTAAGTCACTATGAACTCACGCATTTTGTTTTCGTTTCTGTTGATAGTTATACGCCGCTAAGTCTAGGTCTTCTGTTTTTAAATCGTGGAACCAGTCTGGCGTATCATCACCATAGACTATTTGTAACCCGTCTAAAATGTCCCAAGTGAGATAGCAAAAGTACTCTTGCCCTTTGTACTCTAACCATAGTGCGGTGCGCGTTGCTTGTACTTCTTTGTCTAGATTTGTAACGATAATATCTCTTGCGTTTGTTTTCATATTCTTATCCCCTGTCGTTTGTTTGATTTGATTTGCTCTGTCATTTCGCAATCATCGCACAACCATTTGTCTTTGTCTATGCTGTGCCACCATTGTGCGTTTACTATTTCCCAACCGCAATCTTTACAGATTATTTTCATCGCTCTCCTGTCTTAAGTGATAAGTTCCAACTATCTAACTCTTGGCTTAGTTTTTCGGTGAGTTCTTGTTCTTTGCCCGTGAAGTTGCCGTCACCTACATACCCATACTCCCAACCGCGAGTTTGGTTATTATAAATTGTGCCATTTGGAAAGGCTGTTTCTTCTCCTTCAATATCCAAACTCCAATGATTCGATTCTTCATCAAACATAATTACGTAGTGATATAATTTACTCATTTTATTCTCCTGTCTTAAGTCGTTAGTTTGTTTTGATTAGTTTAATACCGCAACACCATTTGACATCGCGCATTACATCGTCTATATCGTCCATAACTGAGTCAATATCCAAGCCCTCAATGTAGTTATCTCCTATCTCGAACTCCACAGTAAAGGTGCGTAGTTCGTTTTCATTTGTTAATCCTCTAGCGGTAGCGTCCCCGTCTAGATATTGTGGCTCGCTCATTTTTTACCCTTCTCTCTTATAGTTTCTATTCCGTACCAGATGATAGTAAATATAATCCCCCATAGCAAGAGCCGACCATCACCAATTAATCTATCGTTCATTAGTTGCCCACGCTTTCGGCTTGCTCTTTGGCTATATCGTTAATGGTGCGAACAGATTTGTTGAGCCATTCATAGGTGCGCTGTTCTAGGTCTGTGTCTATGTAATGGCGGGCTATGTCATCGAATGTATCCGAGCCAATCCCGATTAGCATTTGCCCGATTAAGTCCGCGCCTGCTGTGTTGCCCTGCTCGCGCTCTCTTTCTACCACTTGCGAGATGTAACTCTCGAACCCTTCGCGTAGATGTTCGGATAGTTTCGACACGCTACCCATTAGCGCCCCGACCTTGTCCATTACCTCTCGATAGGCTTCGTAATCGTTGTCTACTATCAGGGTATAATCCATCGCGAATTGCTGGCGTGCTGTTGGTTGGTTCATTTGCTTTCTCCTGTTCTTGTGTCTTAAGTCGGGGAGAGTTTCTCCCTAACCCCTGCCCCGTCAGGTCGTGAACCTGTCGCCCGCTAAGAGTCGGGGCTGTCTTGCCTAAACTGTTACATCTTCAACTTCAAATACCCACGCGTTGCGGGTTGTAAATTGTTTCATTCTGTCTGCCATACTTGCCAACTTGTCCCAGTTTTTTTCTTGTAGATATTGGGTTAGATAATCTTCTAATGCTTTCATTTCGTCCATTACGCGTTGGCGTGCCCCTGTTTTGAGTTCTGATTTTCTTACCTCGCTAAGTCGAAAGACTCCGCACGCTGTGTCTAAAATATAATTTGGGTTTTTTAGATATATCTCCACAATATCAGCCGCTCCAGTAAGACGACAGTCTGCGTACCCGTCAGATACAACAATCTTGCCCGTCTCCATCATCTGAACTTCTCTGCCAAATGTCCAACTATCACGATGTTTTCTAATCCTAACGCCCTTATATTCGTAATGAGTGCTCGTCTTGCCCCAAGTGTGGGGTGTTCTGACTTGCTTCATTCCCTCTCGCAATTTTGCCATCTTCTTTCTCCTGTCTTAAGTCACAAGGTGAGAAGTCCCCGCCCTGCTCGTACCCCGCTAGAGTCTCGCTCTCTGCGCCCTCTGTCAAGGGTGCGGGGCTGTGAGTTGTATCACTTATTTATTCTTTCCCTGTTTCTTTGTCGCACGGACACCACGCCCCCAGATTTAATTTTCCACATTTTGGACAGTTCCAAAACTTATTTTTCTGTGGGTCTTGCTCGCTCATTTGCTCGCCCCTTCTAATTTAAAACCTTTGAAAATTGCGTCTGCTCCTTTGTAGGGTTCGTGCGGTAATCGCCCTTGGGTTTTAATAATTGCCCGCGCTTGCCTTAATGCGTACTCTTTGGAAATACCGTAGAATGTACACTCTGACTCGGTGCCCTCTGTTAGCGCGTTTACCTGCCACCCCTTGCCGTATCCGTAACGGTTTAGATTAGTTGCGTGCAGTATCATTATTTCACCCCCTCTAAACTCTCGGCGATGGCTCGACGGATGTAATTTGTGTGCTTGCTAGTGGTCACGCTGAACTTTTGGGAAACAACATACCAACCCTCTGAAGAGTGCCAAGCGATTGGAGTCTGGTAACTCATAACCACATAATCTATGGAGTCTCTAACCTTTTCATATTGTGCTACTTCTTCGTTGTTGAGTTGTCCGTAGTAGTTGCTTCGCCCTTGGATACCGCTCAGGGCTGAGGCTTGGAACTGCTGGCGTGTTGCTATGTAATGTATCGCGTCTCTCTGGTTCATTTTCTGTTTCTCCTATCTTCGCGGGGTAATTCCCCGATTAAGAGAATACTCTCACGCCGTAAGACATAAGGCAAGGGTAAAACGTGTGATTTACGTCACACTCGCGGAACCTTGTATATTGTAGATTGTTTACAATTTGAGGATTAATTCTATAAGTTCTATTTTAAAATAGAGATATAACGGGGGGCTAGAAACCCTCAGGGAGATAGCCGCCCGCCATAAGTATTTAATTACTTCCCAGTAATTCATTATTAATATGTTACTAATGAGTAAGTTACCTACTGGTAAGTTACCTATTGGTAGCATATACCTAACCTAAAGGGTAAGAGTTATCCGCCCATTTGACCTAGGGTTGTTTAATCTGCGCCCACATCATTACTGTACTGTCCACCTAAGATTATCTGTTATATAAGGGGGTATAATATATATACATAATAGGACAAATAAGACATATAAATAAATATATCTCTACAAAGTGTTCGTTTTCACCTGTTTGAACAGGTTATCTTATATGTATAGATAAATAATTTAATATCTAAAAGCAGGGAGCCTTCCTCCCTTTAATTCCGTCAGGCTCCTTTATATATAATATATAATATATATACATATAATATAAATATGGGAGAGGACTGCCCTTTTATGGGCACCGTTATAAGACTGTTTTAAGGGGATAACTTAATGGGTCGTAAGGCTGGAAAACAAAACGTTTCTAAGGCGCAAGCCCAAGGGGAAGTTTTAGTATTACTTGAACAAGGTGCAACTATTACAGCGGCTATGGCTGCCGTAGGCAGGTCTGACACCAACTTTAGGCAATGGTCACATATAGACCCTGACTTCAAAGATAAGGCTGACAAAGCCCGACTTGTTGGACAAGGTGTAAGGGTAGACTTAAGCAATATCAAGGATATCTCATTTGAGGATTTCTCTGAGCAATTCCTAGATACCAAACTCTTTGACCATCACAAGGACTGGGTTGACCTAATTGAAGAACGTCAGCCTCGCTGGCTTCATCCCTCTATGACTTTTGAACAGGGTGCTCTCAATCGGGTACTTATCAACGTACCTCCTGAACACGCTAAGTCTACGGTTATCACAATCAACTATGTGACTTACCGCATAGCCACAAATCCCAATGTGCGAATTATTATAGTTTCTAAAACCCAAGGTATGGCTCGTAAATTCTTATCAGCAATCAAGACAAGAATGAGTCATCCTAACTGGATTAAACTCCAAATGACTTTTGGACCAAATGGTGGCTACAAAGCCGATTCACCTACTTGGTCAGCAGATATGATTTACCTAGGTGCTGGGCGCGATAGTGGCGAGAAAGACCCTACGGTACAAGCATTAGGATTCGGGTCACAGATTTATGGCGCACGCGCCGACCTGATTATCCTAGACGATGTTGTGATGAACTCAAATGCCCACGAGTGGGAGAAGCAAATTGAATGGCTTCAGAAGGAAGTTATCACACGTCTGGGACGGCACGGAAAACTGCTTATAGTAGGAACCCGTGTCGCTCCCATAGATTTATACAAAATGATACGAGATGGTGGGCAGTGGACGGGTGGCAAATCCCCATTCACTTACTTCAGTCAGCCAGCCGTATTAGAATTTGACGAGAAGCCTAACAACTGGAAAACCTTATGGGCTAAGACTGACAGAGCCGAAAGTGAACGAGATGAGCCAGACGAGCAAGGACTCTACCCAAAGTGGGACGGACCCTCGCTCTTTACTAGAAGGTCTGAAGTCGCTCCCTCTGTTTGGGCAATGGTCTACCAACAAGAAGATGTTACCGAAGACTCCATCTTTTCGCCAACAGTTGTTGCAGGTAGCGTTAATGGAATGCGAAAGCGTGGACCGCTCAAAGCAGGAACCCCTGGTCATCCAAAGCATACTGAGTCTACATACACAGTTATTGGGCTTGACCCCGCAATGGCAGGAGCCACAGGAGCAGTTGTAGTTTCTTACAACAGAACCGATAGCAAGATATATGTTTTGGATTGTGTCAATATGACTGACACTACTCCACAAAGAATTCGTGACCTGATGGAAGAATGGGTCATTAAGTATAAACCGCAAGAGTTAAGAATTGAAATCAATGCTCATCAGAAGGCTTACGCCTTAGATGATGAATTAAGAAACTGGTTAGCCTCATATGGAACTACGCTCAACTCTCATTTCACTGGTAAGAATAAGTGGGATGTTGGTTTTGGCGTGGCATCTATGGCAAGTCTTTTTGGCACTGTCAGAGATGGAAGATTCCAAGATAACAATATAATACAACTACCAAGCAATGAAGGTTCTGAAGGTCTTAAGACTTTAGTTCAACAACTTATAACTTGGAAGCCTGACACTAAGAATCCTACAGACTGTGTGATGGCTTTATGGTTTGCTATTATCAGAGTGCGAGAATTAATGCAACAATCATCTCGCGGAGCCAAATGGCAAACAAACCGTTGGGCTACACAGGCTCAAATGTCACAACGCTCGTCACTAAATCTTGATGAAGCCTTTGCTTCTCAATGGTCTGAAACTTACGGATAAGGAAAATAATATGCCAATAAAAAAACGTCCAGATGTATCTTGGGTTAATCCAGATGCAAGGGGTAGCAATAAAGAAAAATTTAATGATGCGGTACAAACCATTTCAGAAACTACCGAAACAAGAAAAGATGTAGGTCAAGGACCTTCTTTAATTGCAGCCGTTGGTGCAAAGTATAAACAGAATCCTACTGCCGCTATTGCAAGATTTAAAAAGTCTTTTATTGATGCAGGTGTTCCAGTCCCAGCCGCTTGGCGTGCTACTGGCGGAGTAACTACAAAATCAAATACAGTAGATAAAACCTACCGTCCAATGGGAAACTAATAAATTTACGTTAGGAATTAAATGGCACTGAATATTGAACAGATAGCAGCGCGAGTAGCCTCTCTTCGCTATCGTAATCACGAGCGTGATGCTCGCAACCTAGATGTTCTTGCTGTCCGTAAAGGTAAGATTTCTCAGGTCTATCCTAACTTCTTCCCAGAGGGCGTTGATGCTAACGTAGTAGCAAACTTTATTGACATTGTTGCTCGTGATTTATCTGAAGTTATGGCTCCGCTTCCTGCTGTTAACTGTTCTGCTGCCAATCAAGTTTCTGACCGTGCCCGTACCTTTGCTGACAAGCGTACTCGTATTGCTTCTAACTACTTTCAACACTCTGACCTTTCGGTACATATGTACTCAGGAGCAGACTGGTATATAACATATGGTTTTGTTCCATTCATTATTGAACTTGATGAAGAAGCAAAACTGCCACGCATACGCATAGAAAACCCAATAGGTGCTTATCCTGAGTTTGACCGCTATGGACGTTGTGTTGCATTTGCTAAACGATATATGCTTACACTTGGTGAACTAACCTCTCAGTTCCCTGAGTATGAAAGAGAACTACTTGGTAAAGAAGGATATAAGCAAGATTTAAATCATCAGATTGAGATGATTCGTTACTACGATAAAGAACAATCAGTTATTTACTTGCCTACCAAAGAAAATTTAATCTTATCTCAAGCAGCAAATCCGCTTGGCAAGATGATGGTAGTTGTTGCACGTAAGCCATCTGTTGATGGTGAACTGCGTGGACAATTTGATGACGTACTTGGTATACAATTGTTGCGAAACCGCTTTGCGTTACTTGCAATGGAAGCAGCAGAAAAATCTGTACAGGCTCCAATTGTATTACCTCAAGATGTACAAGAACTACAACTTGGTGGCGATGCAGTTATCCGTACAGCCAACCCTGCTGGAGTTCGCCGTGTAGAACTTACATTGCCACAAGGT